CTCAGTTCANTCTGGTCAGCCGTATATGGTAGGTGAGCGTGGTCCTGAAATGTTCGTGCCTAATCAGGGCGGCTCAATTGTCCCCAATAATAAAATGGGCGGGGGCGGTATAACTGTCGTTAATAACGTAGATGCCAGAGGCAGCGGCGCAGATGTTGACCAGAAAATCAAATCAGCAATGACGCAAACTTCACAGCAGACTATAATGACTATTCAAGACCTGATGCGTCGAAGAAGGTTCGCTTAATGGCTACATTTTCATTTCCTAACATTACACCAGCAACTAATACTTTTGAGTTGGTTAGTAACACTCGCACCTATCAGTCACCTTTGACTAACGCAGTGCAGACAGCCTCGCGCAAGGGTTCGCTGTGGAAAGCGTCAATGCAGTTTAATAACCTATCTGGCGATGACCGAAAGGTAATGCAAGCGTTTCTAGTTAAGTTAAACGGACAGCAGCACAGGTTTACCCTACAAGACCACTCTCACACTCCCAGAGGGGCCGGTGGCGGCACTTTAAGAGTTAACGGGGCTAGTCAGTCAGGTACAACTTTAGTCTGTGATGGGGCCACTGCAAGCGTCACAAACTACCTTCGCGCAGGCGATTACATTTCTTTCAACAATGAATTGCACATGGTCGTGGCTGATGCTGACTCTGATGCCTCCACAAACGTGACGTTATCTATTGCCCCGCCTATTAGAAAGACACCGGCAGATGACACTATTGTTGATTACACGATTCCGGTTCTTGGTGTATTTATGCTTGCCGGCCCAGCCTCTTGGAATACGACAATAGACATTCATAGCAGCTTTAACATTGAAGCCGTTGAGGACGTTCTAGCGTGAGTCGTGGTTTTCCTACAGCGGTTGCTACCGCGTTAAGTGCCGGTCACGTTGTTCTAGTTACCTTTGCAAAGCTAGAATTCCCAAGCGGGACAATCTACGTTCACAACTCCATCGGTACATACACATGGGGTGGGCAAGACTGGCTAGGCACTGGTGACTTTGGCGAGATCAGCCAGATAGAGGAAGGCGCAGACGTAAGCCCTTACAAGATCACCCTCACCCTCTCAGGTTTAGATGCAACCATATCAGGCGCTGCGCTGAATGAAGACTATTATATGCACCCCGTCTCGGTATATTTGGGTGCGTTAGACGCTGACGATGTGTTGATTGCAGACCCTACCATTGTTTGGGAAGGGGCAATGGATCAGATGAACATTACAGTGGGCGCTGATGGCGGTGATGCTATTCAGTTAACCGCTGAATCTGAACTGGCAAGGTTTGATAAGTCCAGCATGAAGAAATACACCCACTCTCAGCAACAAAACGACCATTCAGGTGATTTATTCTTTGAGTTCATGGCGGATATTGAAGACGTGAAAATCCGCTGGGGTTCTGCTGACTCTAGCAGCGTTGCAGGTGGTGGCGGTGGATCTTCTAGCCCAGAACGTCATCAACCGACTTATGAGCGGTGAACGTACAGACCGCGCTCAATAGTTGGAATCGTCGCCAGTTTGAATACGGTGATGCTGACTGCTGCCAGTTCGCAGCGTTCATAGTTAAAGAAATGACCGGCAAAGACTATATCTCGCAGTTCACTTATGACTCAGAAGAAAAAGCAAATGAGTTAATAAGCGGTGAGGGTGCGCTGGTTGATCTAGTCGGTACTGTTTTGGGTGAGCCTTCTGATGATTTAAAAGATGGCGACCCATGCGTTGTTGACCTTCCGGTTATAGGGCAGGTCTGCGGTGTAAAATATCAAAAGTCAGTTGTCTGTCTAACCGCGAGAGGGATGAAGCAGATCCCTGACCGCTACTTAATTTCAGGGTGGAGTGTTTAGATGGCACAGGTAGTTGTAGCTGCTTTAGTAAAAATAGGCACGGCAATAGTTGCGACTGTTGGTGCTGCTGGAGTCTATAGCACCGCCACTTTAGCTTTCATTGGAGCGGCCACTATTGCAGTCGGCGTTGCATCATTAAGAATGCTGACCCCAGACTTGCGAATGCCTCAATCTGATAATGACCAGAGTAGGCAATCTACAGTTAGGGGAACCATAGAGCCTCAAAAGATAGTCTACGGCGAAGCCCTTGTCTCTGGCCCGATATTCTTTGTAGGCACTGCCAATACTGATAACAAAGACCTATATCACGGAATCGCTTTAACAGGCCATGAGTGTGAAGCAATCACTGATATATATCTCGACAATGAGATAATCACAAATGCTCAAATCACAAACAACCTAGTAACTGGCGGCACGTTTGGCCCAGTTGATAGCGAAACAATCTGTCAAGTTGAGAAAAAGCTAGGCACAGCTACACAAGCCTCTAGTTCGCTTTTAACTACAGGATTCACTGAATGGACTAGCGCGCATCAAGGCAAAAGCCTGAGTTACATTGTGACCAAGTTCACCCTTACGGATGGCTCACAAGAGTTATGGGACAGACTCACACCCACTAATATAAAAGCCTTAGTGAAGGGCAAAAATGACATCTATGACCCTCGGCTAGATGTTGCTGCTGGTAACGCCGCAGGTGACAACCCCACAAGCGCAACTTATCAAGCGTGGAGTGATAACCCCGCTCTTTGCGTTGCCAACTTCTTAATGGATACGGAATTCGGGTTAGGTGTACCGGCAAGCAAGATAGACTGGGCTGACGTTGTAACTTCCGCAGACGCTTGTGATGTTTCAGTTGTAGTGCCAAATTCAGGCACACAAAAGCGATTTACGGCAAATGGCGTAATCTTCGCAACCGATAGCTACAGGGCAAGCCTAGACAAGCTGCTTTCCTCAATGAATGGCAGCATTTTCTACAGCAATGGCAGCTATAGAATTAAGGCGGGGGTTTACGAATCTCCAGCACTGACTCTTGATGCTGACGATCTAGCTGGCGCTATTACTGTAAAAACCTCAGTGGAAAGGGGTGAGCGGTTTAACACCATCAGGCCGATTATTGTTGACCCAGCGCAAAACCACAAATCAACAGAAGCCCCGCAGGTACAGTTAACCTCAGCGGTCAGCCGTGACAATGGCGAAGTGATTACAAAAGACATTCAACTGCCGTTCACCAATACAAGCTTCATGGCTCAAAGGTTGTCGCACAAGCAAATTCAGCTATCTGACCAACAAAAGGTGATCTCGTTCCCTGCTAATCTTTCTGCATTGAATGTGGATATTGGCGATAGGGTAAGCGTTACAATTGACGAACTTAACTACAGTGCCAAAGTGTTTAGATGCTTGGGTTGGTCTTTTGCTGATAGTGCTGATGGAGCCGTTAACCTCACCCTTTTAGAAGATGATGCGGGTAGCTACGCAGACCCCACTGCCGGTGAATACTCAACGGTCACAGCGGATGGAACAATAACGCCCGGATTCCGTGGTGTACCAGATCCACAGAACCTCAGCGCAACTGCTGGCTTGAAGAACATTGAGTTGAACTGGACGAACCCAGTAAATACCAGCAAATTCAAAGAGATAGTGATTTATGCTTCACCTGATTCTGCTTGGGTTAACAAAGTAGAGATAGGGCGCACGCTAGGCACTCAGTTCTTTCATGATGCGTCAAACGGTGCTGACCCTATAGCGGTCGGTGATGAAAGATACTACTGGATCAGGGCTGTCGCATACGGCACTGGTAGCGGATCGTTTGTTGAGTCAGACCGCAACCCAGACAATGATGTTTCAACTATCTCTGCAACCGTAGGGCCGAACAATCCAGACTACTCAGACATTGTAGACAATACCCCTGCACAGGCTGCGCCTACCGCTCTCACGCTTACCGAAACAACTGCCCTTGGTAATGACGGCTCAGTATTGCCAGCCGTGCTAGTCAGATGGACTGCACCCAACCCGAATACCTACGTTTCATTCTATGAATTAGAGTGGAAGCGAACGTCAGTCGGCGAGATAGATTTAGGTGACGTTGCAGACGGTTACACGTCAACAATTGATTATGGTTCCGTTGCTGACGCTACAACCATCGAGTTAAATTATGGCGGCGTAAATGAGGCCGTTGTCGGCGGTGACACTGTTTACAGCAACATTGCGGTTTATGGGACAAACACAACCATTGCCGGTCTAGTCGAACTGCAAGAGTACACGTTTAGAGTGAGGGCGGTGACGCTGACTGGCAAAACGTCAGGCACGATAACCAATACTTTAGTCTTGCAGGGTGATAATACTCCTCCGGGCATTCCGGGCGCAGTTACGGCAACAGGCGGCATTCAGCAAATCACATTGAACTGGGAAAACCCCAGTGACTCTGATTTTGCTTTTGTCGAGATATTCGAGAGCACAACCAATAACCTGAACTCTGCCTCTTTGATTATTCAGACCCCATCTGATAACCACACGATTGCTGGTTTAGCTAATAACGTCACTAGATACTATTGGCTGAGAACTGCTGACAGGTCTGGCAACTTCTCTGGATTTACCGCCTCATTTAACGCGACCACAGTTAAAGTTGTCCCAGATGACTTGGCGCAATCCGTTCTCGACTTGTTTGCAGAGGGTGATGCTTTCGGTATTGAGCCTGTAAGTACGCTCTCAGGCGTTACAGGTGACCATGTAGGCCAGATCAAGTACCTAACCACCACCTCAGAACTTTATGTTTGGAATGGCACAGCGTGGACTACAGACCTATTCACAGCGTCATCTGTTGACCCAGGATCTATAACTGCGGCATCATTTGCCACTGGTGTTGAGCCTATATCCTCAGTTTCTAGCTTGCCCTCTCCCACTGGTTATACTGGGCCTAAAACTGTGTTTCTGACCTCAGACGCAAAGCTCTACAGGTACAACTCTAGTGTGCCAGAGTTTACCGCTGCGCTTCCCACATCTGACTTCACAGGAACTTTGCCAGCGAGCGTGTTTGATTCTAGCTTGCGCCCAGTAGAGGTGGTGAGTAGTTTGCCGACAACTGGCAACTTCCAAGGTCGTTTGGCATTCCTGACAACTGACAACAAGCAATACCGCTACACTGGCACAAGTTGGACTAAGAATATATTCGCTGCTGACTTGGGTGACCAACTCAACATGGCAACTCAGGTATTTGGTCAATTGAGAGTGGGCAACTTAGACGTTAACAATGTCTTTGCTGACACGGCTGTGATCGGTGCCATTCAAGCCTCGTCTATCACTACGGCGGCTGTGGTGGCTGCTATCGGTGATTTTGAATACATTAGTTCAAGCAACATTGAGTCCAACGCCATTACTGGCGGCAAGATTGCTGCTTCCACAATTGATGCCTCAAAGCTGAACGTTACTAATCTGGCTGCCATTTCTGCGAATCTAGGGGCTGTTACCGCAGGTAGCATTAACGCATCAACAGTCACCATTTCTAACTTGAATGGATCAAACGTAACTAGCGGCACGGTGCCAGTTGCTCGGCTAGATGTTAACGGCATTATTTCTGCTGGCGGAATTATCGTCTCAGGCTCAAACATTTCAAGCCTCACAAACAACTCTGGCTATATTAACGGCAGTCAGGTCAATACAAATGTAACCAGCATTTCTGGCGGCGTAATCACTACCGGCACAATCAACGCCAGCAGAATAAACATTGATAATGTCACGCTGGATACTGACGGCGCTGGGCGGCTAATCATTCATTCCGCAGGTGTAAATACTGCACAGATCGCAACTCACGCTGTTACTTTAACAGCTAATGCTTACACCTCTGGCGGAATTACAACGGCATCCGGCAGCACGGCGGTTCAGTCTGTTAGTTACACGTCAACTGGCTCAGAAGCCTATGTCATGGTCAACCTTGGCTTCGTTGCTGGCGGTCAAGGCGGCACATACACAATTGCGTTTGACGTTTTTGATGGCACAACATTGATTCACCAAATACCCTCTCGCACTTATGCAAATGGATTGACTGGTCAAATTGGGTTCTCGTTTACTTACACGCCAAGTGCAGGAAATAGAACCATAAGCGTTAATGTGAAAACTGGGGCATTCACCGCGTTCAATCGTGGGATAACTATTATTGAGTTAAAGCGATGAAAAACTACATTGTTTATAATGACGTTGGCAAGATACTGCGCACGGGTAGCTGCCCAGAGTCAGACTTTGATCTCCAAGCGAGTGAGGGTGAGTTTGTTTTAGAAGGTCAGGCCAACGACTCAACGCAAGAAATAGTAGATGGCGCGGTTGCAGATATTCAAGGCCCGATTTATGAGTCTGCGGAATCACTTAGAATGCAGCGAGATCAAAAGTTAACGGGTACGGATTGGTCACAAGTAGCTGATTCGGCCCTTTCAGATGAAGACAAGCAAGCATACCGCGACTACAGGCAAGCGCTGCGGAACATAACAAACCACGCAAATTGGCCCAACTTGACCGATCAAGACTGGCCTACACTGGAGATTTAGATGGCTACTCAACTACAGATAAGACGCGGCACAACTGCCCAGATGGGTGCCTTCACAGGCGCAGAGGGTGAGTTAGCTGTTAACACTTCAACCGACACGGTACACGTCCATGATGGCTCTACTGCTGGTGGTTTTGCATTAGCTAAAGCTGATGGGTCGAACATTGGAACCTATGCTGGGTCTTTCACCACACTGGCGGCTAGTGGTGCGGTCACATTGTCTAGCACCCTAGCGGTTAGTGGCGAAATCACAGCCAACGGCGGCATAGCATTGGGCGATTCTGACAAGGCTACGTTTGGTGCTAGTGATGACCTACAGATTTATCATGATGGCACTGATAGCTTTTTAATAGATAACGGAACTGGAAGATTAAATATACGCAGTTCTTCTGACTTTTTGATTGCAAATACGGCAAACAATCAAAACTATCTATATGCAGTAGAAAGTGGAGCGGTAACACTTTTCCACTCAGGCTCAACCAAACTAGCCACCACCGCCACAGGCATAGACGTTACTGGCACAGCCACTATGGGTGCTATGAATGTTACATCTGGTTTAGCTTCTGGAACTGGCATAGGTGCTGGTGGTGCGAATGGCAATTTACGTCTCTACGCGAACGGTGTACAGGTGGTTACAGTGGCCACTACAGGTAACGTGGGTATTGGTACTAGTTTGCCTAGTGTTAATTTAGAAATTACAGAATCAGGTTCAGCCACAAACTCTGTAGCAGATGTTTTAAAGTTAAATCACATAACATCTGGAACTGCTGCATCAGGATTAGGTGCTGGTGTTGTTTTTTCTTCAGAAAGACCTAGCGGTGGCATTAATTTAACGAGAGGTGCTATATATGGTATTTCTGGAAGTGACCCAGATGACGATGGTGCTTTAGCTTTTTATACTAGAACTGATACAAGTGGTAGTGGTTTTTCTGAAAAACTCCGCATAGATGCCAGCGGCAACGTGGGTTTGGGTGTGGTTCCCAGTGCTGACAACTTTTTCACGACACTAGAAATTGGGAATACAGGTAATGGATTAGTCGGGCGTGGCGCAGCAGATACCCATCTTATGAGTGGGTTGATTTGGGACGGAGCTTCAACTCAAGAATATACGGTTAGCTCTGTTGCAGTAGGTAAGTATCAAATAACTAACGGCATACACTATTGGGGTACTGCTCCAGCAGGTACAGCAGGAACCGCTGCTACGCTTCAAACTAATATGACCCTTGACGCCAGCGGCAACCTGTTGGTGGGGACTACTAGCGCTTCAGGTAGCGGCGCAAGCACTGGTAAACAAGTAATTCAGTTCGCTGGTGCTAGTGAAAATGGTCTGTACCTTGACGATACAAGAACTTCTTCTGGGACTGACAATGCAATAATTTTTGGCAGAGGTGCGACATACTGCGGGAAAATAGAAACCACCACTGCACCAGCAACAAACTACGTCAGTGCATCAGACCAACGCCTCAAGGAAAACATTGCAGACGCTGATGACGCAGGTAGCAAGATAGACGCTATTCAAGTTAGAAAATATGATTGGATAGGGGATGGTACGCATCAAGAATACGGCTTGGTTGCACAAGAGCTACAGCCCATTGCTCCACTTGCTGTTAGTGGCGATGCAGACTCAGAAGACATGATGGGCGTGGACTACTCAAAATTAGTACCAATGTTAATCAAAGAAATACAATCACTTCGCACTAGAGTACAAACACTGGAGAACAACTAATGACTACATTCAACTGGACAATTTCTACACTTGAGCGCGATCTTCTACCAGAAGACATGAACGGCGCAGTTGTAACTTCACATTGGCGAGTAACCGCAGAGCAGAGTGAGGGTGATGAAACCTACACCGCCACCGCCTATGGCACTCAAGGCTACACCCCAGACCCCTCTGCTGAAGGGTACATTGCCTATGATGACTTAACCGAAGCTGACGTTTTAGGGTGGCTTTGGGCGCAGTCAGAAGACTGGAAAAGTGACATGGAATCCTCGCTACAAGCTCAGATAGACGCAAAGATTACCCCTTCACAAGCCGCAGGGGTTCCTTGGTCATGAGCTACATATTAGATTTCTTCAACATCGCCACTGCATTGATCGCTTTAGCATCTGCTATTGCAGCCGTCACTGAGACTAAGACAGATGACAACTGGGTGGGCAAAGGGCAAAAACTGCTAGACCTAGTTGCACTTAATATCGGTAAGGCCAAAGACTCATGACACCTAGTGAAAAGGCGTTAGCCAAAATCGAGCAGCACGAGGAAACTTGTGGTATCCGGTACGAATCTATAGACAGTAGATTAAACGCCGGAGAGAAGCGTTTTGACCGCTTAGAATCAATGATTTGGGGGGTGTATGTGGTTGTCATGATAGCTGTCGCCCTCCCTCAATTCTTGAACGGCTAATGATTCTTGAGGCCGTGGCTGCGGTGACTACGGCTTGCAAGGCATTGGAAATGGCGGCGGGTGCTGCATCAAATATCGAATCCTTGGGCGGGTACATTGGCAAGCTAGGAGCGTCAGAGTTCGACCTTCAGCGTGCTAAGAATTCCAAGAACTTAACAGAGGCTGAGGCGATGAAGATTGTCATGGCTGAGGAGCAGTTACGCCAGAGCAGAGAGTCTATTCGGCAGGTGTTCGAGGCAACTCACCGCATGGACCTCTGGAACGAGATGCTGGCTAAGACGGCTGAAGCTAGGAAGAATCGGCAAGCATTCTTAAAGGCAGAGGAAGCTAGGAAGAAGAAGTTCAGGAAAGAACTCACGCAGTACGCGCTAATCTTCTTGGTTGTGGCAGCTTTAGTGCCAGCCGCGATTGGCGCTCTATTGGCTTGGCTGACGAACAGGTGATTATGGCTTTCGTTTTGGTTGTAGTCCTAGAAGGGACCACAATGCCAGAGGAGTTTCTATTTAGGAACGCAAACCGTTGCAGGCAGTTTGAGGCAATACTTGAGAAGCGACAGAAAGGACTGACCGCGTATTGTTTACCCCGCTGGGTAAGTGCAAAATCAAAATTTAACGACTGAGGCAGCTATGTATCAATATCACTACCAAAGACCCACCCCCCACTTATTATTCGACATTGCGCAAGGCAAGATGTACGACTCAGAGCCGGTGAATATATTTGGTTTCAATAGAGCGGTTGGGTCTGCGTTTGAAACTGTGTGGAATGATGGCGACACTTACGCTTTCCCGTCCGCTGCCTTGTCGATGACAATTGTGAGCAGTAGCGCAAGCGACACAATGGACGTTCTAGTAGTCGGCTTAGATGCCAACTACAACGAGGTTCAGCAGACTGTCACGCTTACTGGGACTGATGCCGTTACAATCCCTACAGCGCTCTACCGCATCAACTCAGCAATTATCTTGGCTGGGTCCAATGTTGGAAATATAACCATAGCAAGTGGGGGTGTGACTTACGCATTCATCGAGGCAGAGTTAGGCACCACTCAGGCTTGTATTTACACTGTCCCCGCAGGATATGACTTGTACCTTTTTAGAATCACTGCCAACTCAGCAACTGCTACAGGTTCACAGTATCTGTTCATTAGAAACGCAATCAGAAGCTCAACTGGCAGATGGTTGAAAGTAGCAGAGGCGACATTTTCGCAAAGTCAGGTAAACTATGACCGGCAGGTGCCGTTCAAAATAACTGAGAAAAATGACTTTCAATTTGAAGCGAAGTCTAGCGCCAGCACAAACGAGGTATCCATTTTTGTGGAAGCGGTACTTGTCAAACGCAGTTAATTAAGGAAATCAAATGATTACAATAGATGACGTTGAATACTCAGAAGAAGAAATGACCTATGAAGCCAAGATTAGGGCGCAGCGCATTTCTCAATTGAGAGAGGAGCACATCAACCTAGTGCTCAGACAGCAAGAGGTAGAGCAGTCAATTACCTTTCACGCTGGGTGCATCAAGAAAGAAATGGAGCCAGACGAGCTAGAGCCAGAAGAACACTAGGGTGATCGGCTGGGGTTATGCTCCAGCCAAATCCGATTGCTTCACAAAGACGCCATCAATCATTCGGCCCCTGCGGTCTTTTATGTCTAGCCACGCTCTTGTGAGGCAGTATTCAATAGACAGGTCATTCCTAGCGGCTATGTTTATCAGCACCACAATAATGTCACCTATATCGTCTGACATATCTCGACCCTTGCAGATGTTATCTGATAACTCACCCACCTCTTGAATTAACTTTGCCAGTTGGTCTTTGTCTGTTGACCCTTCTATGAGGTTCCGGGCATGGTGCCAGTTCTCAATCGCCTCTATTAGCCTTACTAGGTTCTCGCGTTGTTTCATGTGGAACACTAAGTCAAGGTCGCAGGGTGAGGCCAAGACGTCCTGCCCAGCAGCTTGTGGATCTCATGGCGCTCAATGCCTAGATTATTAGCGATCTCAGTTACCCCTGCGCCTTTTCTTTGCATCTGGTAGATCTCATGCTTTCTGGCAATAGGGAAGTTAGGGTGCTGAACTGCCAGCAGCCTTTCGTGTATGTAAGACTGCCGCAGGTTTGTCTGCGCTTTGATTGCTGCTAGAAAATTATCCATTTGGTTGGTTCCCCCTATCAACGCAGTCATAACACCAGATCATCTGTTTTTCACTTACTGGGAAGCTGCTGGTTTCTCTTGACCCCGCAGAGCCTCGCTTGTGGCAGCGTGGGCATTGAATGATTACCTTGCCCGCTACAGTACAATACTCAAGTTGTATAGGATTTTTGCCCGTCCGTAAAATCCACTCTTCTACTGTTTCTTTCACGCTTGCGCCCTTATGACCTTCAGCCCAATTGTTGAATATGCGCCTTGTATGTGATGATCTGCTAAACCTGAATTGATAACGTCATCTACTATGCGCTCATGCCACGCCTGTACGCCGTCAGGACGTTTTACCTCCACGCCGTTGTATTGTATCCCCATCAGATGCTCAAACAGCCTACAGGCGATTTCTTCGTTTTGGGCCGTGTCACGGACAACGCTACCAACTTCAGTCTTAGTATTGTTTAAGGCGTTGAGCTTGGTTCTGATTTGCTTGGGTGAGGGGAAGCTGTCGAGTTCCTCAGTCAGTTGGCCTAGCGCCTCTCTCATTGTCTGCGCGTGTTCTTTGCCAAATGCCTCATAGTGGACTTTGCCAAGCTCTGGCCAATCTCGTTGTTTGAAAGGGTGCAGGGCGAACCATGCGCCATAGAGTTGTGTGAATTCTTCTTTTTCCATTATGCGTCTACTTTCCTCAATAGTCGGGCCTCTGCTAAAGCGCCGCCTTCGTGTTGATCTCTGGCCTTAATAAACCTGCCGGTGGGTGTGAGTACACCCCAAACATTCGGCTGATCTGAATATCTCAGAAAGCCATACCTGTATTTACTAAGCCAGCCTTTTGCTTTGAAGTTATCCATTAAAAGACCGCTTACGCGGCCTCCATTTCAAACGCTGCTCGAATGTCTTCTGCGTTTTCGTAAAAAACATCTGCGCTACTGAGCATTGAATCCAACATGAACTTTAGCAACTCAGTTTCTTCTGAAGTTTCAAACCCTCTTTCACGTTGCGCTTTTAATATTCTATCCGTTATCTGCTCAATGCGATTCTCACGCATCTCAAGAGCCAGACCCAAAACGCCGTTCAACAGATCACCTTTCCGGGTGTAGTCCCACAAAACGTCGATCCATCTTGTCGGAAAAATTTCTTTACTCATCAGTTCCTCCAAGCCGCTTACGCGGCCCTGTTGTTTGACATGATTCTTGCTACGCTTACTCGATAGGACATTTCTTCTGGCTCAACGTCATAGGCGTGTTTCAAAGAGTGTATTTGCATTGCTTCGTCGTTTGAATTGAGTGTGCCAGCTTTAACTGCGTCGAAAAGTTCTGCAAGAAGCCGAATCATCAATGGTTGCGTCATTTCAAAACTTTCTATGTATTCTTGTTCAGTCATTTTTCGTTCCTTCTTGTTAATGTGTATAAACAATAAAGCATTTCTTTATGAATTAAAACATTTATTTTGGGTATTTCGGTTTGAGACGGTTGAGACGGTTGAGGGGTTGAGGGGTTGAGGGGTGCGGCAGTTGATTGCGTTGATGCTGAAATTCCCAGCCGGACATACTTCACCCAATCTATTTCTCACAGGAGGAACTCCTAAGACTGACCCTGCCGCTGGCCTGTCTAATCTACCGGCCCCTCAAGTCTACATTAGAACGGAATGGAGTCATCCCCCTCGTCAACAAACGAAGGTATTGGCGCAGCAGAAGGTGGTGTGAATGTCGGCATCTGTGGCATACCGCCAGCAGGTTTCCAATCATTGACCTGCGCGTACCATTTACCTGACTTACCCTCTTTCACGTCTAGGTTTATCCACTCACCCTCTTGAGCAGCTACCCAGCGCATAAACTCCTCACGCTTTAGGCTAACACTACCTTTCACAAAATCTGGCGCGCCGGCTCTTGGTGCCTTAACGAAAAAACCATCAACAAATTTATTGTCCATTTTCAAAACATCCTCATTGCTATTGCGGTGCTAACCGCTGTGACTATTGCCGTGACTGAAACCATACCCGCAACCTGTATCGGAAAGGGTACAGTAAAGGCTTCTACGGGCCTTAATTCTGCCGTTTCAGGCGTTTTCACGTCTGGGGTGGGTGATACTAAAGGTTTGGATGCCAGCGGCTTAATTGCGACCTTACCTCTCTGGTTGAGCATCTCAACTTGTATGTCGCGCTGGTTCCTTAATGTCTCTGATCTGATATCGAACTTGCGTCGGTCTTCTTGCGAGAATTCTATCCAGTGTCGTTGCCGCATATTTTGCAGGCAGGTGATGATTTGCTTTGATGTAACTGGGTGCCCCATTTTTCGCATCTCTTCAGCAATCGTGCTGCGGCTCATTGGGCCTTTCGTTTCTAACAGGTCAAACACCTTTCGTGAAAAGCCTCTGTTTTTTGGTCTCATAGCCATTTTATTTCCCTAGTTTTTTTATGAATGAACGAACATTGCTTGGCAGTTCTGCCCACACTGCAATTTTCATATCTGAATCTGTTGATAGTTCATCGACCAACTCTTGCACACCAGCCGCGTCATCATCAGTAACCTTAGCCAGTAACTGGGTAACGTATGCGTCACGCTTGGTTTCATCTACAACAATGCCTTCTTGCTCAATCACAGTGCGAACA